GAACCTTCACGGATTTTATAGCTTGTTTTTTCGTGTCAGATTTGATATTATGAAAATGAACTTTTTTCGTAAATTATATTTTGACACTGGAGAACATCCGCTGCATTCGGATGTTCTCCTTTGTTATGTTATTATGTAATCCTGTCCGGTTTCCGCTGCTTTTTTTCTGGCATAAGCTACCGTTTCCACATAATCTCCATAAAAACACTCTAATTCCATGTTTGTCCATCTGATAATCTTTACTTTATTTTCTTTCTTTTTATCTTGCATTCCTTACGCTGCCGATTCTTCTTTTTTGTTTATCTCGACAGTAACTTTCACGTTTTCCCGCTCCGCTACAATTAATGCGACCGTTTCGCATAATCTCCTTATATTACTTTCTCCCATATGGATGTTCCCCTTCTTTTTTTACTTCTAATATTTCTGTAGTACCGCCTCTTTTGCAAAATCCTTGTATAAACTCAAACACCGCTCTCCCTCGTGCTTCTTTGTTTTCTGAAAATTCCTGGTCTATCATAGTTCTTATCGAATTTCCCAAATTGAGATATATGTTTTTATCCCATGGTTTTTCTAAATCTATCGCCATTGTTCCTTCATTTTCGTAATGTTTTTCCACTTTCTTTGAACTTACAACAAAAACTACATCCCCCTGCAAGCACATTGGTTCTTCATTTGGTTTGCTATCATTTACAATTATCGCACTAAACATCGTTCCTCCTACTTTCTTCTTTCCTTTGTTAATAGTTACATCGCACTTCTAATCCCTTTGTTTATCAGTTACTCCACTCTGCATTACTACGGGGTTGTGACCGCCTGGCATCCCTGCCGCCTGCATTAGAGTCTCCCGGATGCTCCGGGAGTGTTCTTATTCTTTTATATCAATGATAATCTTGTTGCTATCCGTCCAAAGAAATCCTTTCATTTTGGACAAATAGTATGGGTATATTCTGTCCTTCCACCATTCTTGAAGCTATTAAATCTATCACTGCCTTTTGCATATCTTTTCATATAACCTCTTTCCAATTTTCTCGACCGCTTGTTCTTCGCTATCTTCCGTTATAGAAATCTCGAATATAGGTCGCAGTTCTTCTTTTGCTTCCTCTGGTAAGCTTTCTTTCAGGCTCTGTACAATCATAGAAAACTCTAATAGCTGGTCCAAAACCGTTTCTTCAAGTTCTACACTCATTGTCCTTGTATCTGCTTTAATCATTATTTTCTTCTCCTCCATATATCATCCGAAATATTTCTCCAGATAATCTCCAATCATCATCCACAGTCATTCTTTCACCTTCTCTTCTAACCATTTGATTCCCACACCATTCCAACGAATTTTTGGGATCAATACTGTTGATCTGCTCGTCTTTAATACTTCTTTTCCTGTTTTATCTGTGCAAACGACAAAATCTGCCTGACTTTTCTGTGCTGTATATGCCACCAATTAATCCCTCCTGGTTGTCTTTCTTAGCTTATGAATATTTTTTTAAAATTCTTCTCTTGCTAATCTGTTTAGATTCTCCCAAAGTTCGGTTCAAGGTTTCTCCTGGATGCATATTCCATGAGATTTTCCCAACATTCTTCCGCTTCTTTTTTAATAAGCTGTTTTTCAAAATTAACATCAAATGGGACATTCAACATGCTTCTTTCTTCTCCTTTAAGAACTTAAGTACCTTATTCCATTCCTCGCTTTTCTCTTGTAATACTTTTCCTAATTTAAACATTATTTTCTCCTTCCTCTTTTCCGTTTTCCTCAATCTGCCTTCTTATTTCTTTTTTCAGGCCTTTAATGCAGCAAATCGCTGCCCCGCCAATCTCTACATTAAACCAGCTACATTCTATACAAAGCTGTCCTAAACCGCCTGTGTCATAACACGCTTTGAAGTCTTTCACCATTTCTTTTGACACATGTAGTCTCACTTCTACATGCGGTGCAGGAAAAATTTTAATCGTTTTTTGGGACACTTTTCTTCCTCCTCTTTAATTAATTCTTCAAGATATTCCATGCATCTATCATATTTCTTCCTGTCTTTATCAAAACGTAAAGACAAGTGGAACGTTTTCCCCCATGGCCGCTTCTTGTTTTGTATCTCCTCTTTTCTTGCAGCGAATACACTCATTCCATAGTTACTAAAGCTAAAGGCGACCGCATTTCCTTTGTGTTGCGCCTCGATTATTCTTTTAATCAAAGTCAAAATCTCCTCAGTATTTATCACTTCATTTTCCTTGACTTTTTTTCTCATTATTTTCATCCTCTTTCTTCTCTCAAACTGTTGTCATTGACTTTTTGTCAAAATTACCCTATCCTTGTTGTACAGGCACTTCAAAGCCGAGTACAGCAAGAAAGGAGAACTTCATGTTAAGGATGCTTTTAATACTCTTTGTAGTCGTGTATATAGGTTCAATCATTTCAAGTATCAACAAGAGTCTAAAAATGAAAAAATGTATTGATATTTTACTTTCATTTTTAAATTCCGCTACTCTCAGCCGCACCGGAACCCTTGTTAATAAAAACAATTTTGATGAAGCTTTAGATAATCTTCTTTATCACTATCCTGTAATTTGTAAATTTAGAAATATCTATGACCCTTCTTTATCGTATGGTGAAGACCCTGTTGAAACCTATATAGCAGCTTCCAACTTATACAATAGCTTTCTTATGAGACAAAATTTTTTAACAAATAATTTTTACCAGTCATTAAATCCCATAAATGCATTTAAAAAATTTGCGACTCTTCCAAGTACATTTCTAAAATTTTTCGGCATTAACTTAGGTACTTACTCAGCTAGAATTTTTAATTTCATTAGTTGGATAGCTACTTGTGCATTCAAATTATGTCAAAGTGAGATAAAAGCTTTTCTTATTTCGCTTCTAAACCATTAGTCCTTTAGGCGTTCTTCGATTTTGTCTAAAACAGCCTCTGTTCTTTTATTACTTTTTCGAATTTCTTTACTCATTTCTTTTTCATAGCCATCTATTTTTTTAAAATAATAGGTGGCTATTATTTTCGTTGTAATCGCGGCTGTTAAAATACTTATTAATATTGTTTGCATTTCTTCCTCCTTATACTGGCTTACGTTCCCACTTGGCACGTTCTTCTCGTTTGCCTGCTGTTTTTCTTTTCATCTTTCTTTCCTTGCGCTTGTTTTTTACATAAATTTCCTTTATAATATCGTTAATACATATTAATTTATCTAATTAAGGAGGTAGGTGTTCCGTGTTAAAAAACTACTTTAAAGACTGGTCGAATTATCTTTCTTTCGCCATTGCTTTGGTTCCAACTATTTTGCTATATATCTATCCATCTGGAACCAAAGTCCCCTTTTTCGTGTTTGTCGTGTTGCTTTTTTGTTTTGTATTATCACTATGGCTAAACGTAAAATTTTTTCTCGATTCAAGAGATGAGTACCGTCCCGCTATAGAGTTATTACAATGTAGTCAAGGACGAATTTTATGTCGCCCCAATAATTTGCTCACCCATCATTCTATTGTTGCGTTTTATGAAAATAATGGAAAATTAGAAAATCGGATTTGTTATGGATATGTAGAAACCATCAATAGTATGGGGATAGCTCAAATACTTCTTTACTCCGATACTTCCTCTTCTAAAAAACTATTCTCTTATATTTCTTCTAAACGAGATAAAATCATTGTAAAACCAACTGTAACTATTGAAACAATAAATGACTTTTTAAAAGCTGAAGGTGAGGTGCCATATGTATAAAGTTGCTAAAATCATTGATGAATACAAAGTTGTTATTAATGCAGGTTCCTGGCAAGACGTTTGCGAGGGACAAAAATATCTTATTTATGCCATAGACAATAACGAAATATTTGACCCCGACACTGGACGTTCTCTCGGCTATCTGGAGATTGTCAAAGGAACCGGCATAGTTACTCATGTTCAAGAAAAAATTGCTACTCTGGAATCCGCTACTTATCGCAGAAAAAAAAATATTTCTCCTTTCTATATTAGTAATATTCTTTCTTCATCCATCGAAGATGATGACCGAGAACAAAGGCGTTTACCTTTCAAAGACATTGTTGTTGGCGATTACGTCAAGCAAATTAATTAATAGGTAAGTATTCGTATAAACATTAGGATGAGTGATACTATACATCCTAAAATAAAGCTAATAGTCCGCTGGTTAGACGCTGTGTTTTCCCAGCGGATTTTTTTTACTATTCTCTCAATCATTTTGTTAAACACTTTATTAAATCTCCTTATCCTGCTTTCTCGATTTCTTTTTCCTGTCTCTTGCTGCTCATTGCCGCTGCCGTAGAAACAACTCCATCTAGGTATCCTTTCTCGTATGTTGTCATTCCTGGCATTTCTTTAACGAGAGTTTTCAATACTCTTTTTTCGATTTCTAACATTATCTTCCGCTCCTTTCTTGTATCGTTAATTACATTTGCTTGTTGGTATATTTCAATTATATGTTGGTTAACATCTTTTGTCAAGTTATTTTTGTTGTTTACCAACATTTTTTATTGATTTTTTTAATCATATGAAATATAATGAAAGAGCAGAGAGGAGGTGGGACAGTGAATGAACGTCTAAAAGAATTGCGTAAAGAGTTAAAATTAACACAGCAAGAGTTTGCAAATAAAATAGGCATATCAAGAGGAAATATTGGAGCTTATGAAGTTGGAAAAAACAAAATTAGTGATGCTGTAATTTCTCTGATATGTACAAAGTTTCATGTAAATGAAGATTGGTTGCGAACTGGTAGCGGCGATATGTTTATCGAAATGACGAAAGATGAACAGATTGAGGAATTCATTGGTGATGCATTGAGAAATGAAGAAGATTCTTTTAAAAAGAGATTGATTTCTGGATTGGCTGCATTAGATGAGAATGGATGGAAAGTGCTAGAAGATTTCTTGGACTCCATCCAGAAAAAAGAAAGGGACTGATTATCTCAGTCCCAAGAGGGCTTTAATATGTACATAAATGAGCTTAAGACATCGCTCATCCGCCATATTAAGCATTTCAATAATGAGTTTTTTGTAATCAACTTCTTTCATATGTATGCCCCCTTATCATCCCTTTTGTGATGTCAACATTATACCATGTTTTTCCATGATTATGGAATTATCGAGGTTGATTTCCACAATCATGGAAATATTGTACGGACTAAACAAATACATATCTTTTTGTGATATGCTATTATTTATGTTCTGACTCGTAAAGGTCTGATATGCGGCAATCTAAAGCGATTGCAATCGTTTCTAATTGAAACAGATTTGGGGACGTTTTCCCGTTTTCGATGTTGTTTAGCGTACTCTTTCCGATTCCGGTTTTTTTCGCCAACTGCATCAATGTACAATTTTTCTTTGTACGCATTTCCCATAGTAAAACTTTCATCTTACACTTCTCCTTTCCGGAGGGAATTGTAAAATTTAGTTTTCTACTGCAAAAAACAAAATAATACATTAATTAAATTTTTTATTTTATTGGGGTAAATTTTATGAAAAAATCTATTAAAAATCTAATTTGTTATCTTTTAGTCCTTGTAACTATCTTATGCAGCACACCGCTACACACCAATGCGGCTTCTAAGCGTTTCTTTAATCGCACTATTTTTATTCAGAAGGGCAAATCATTAAAAATTCCAACAAACGGGGTAAAACGAAGTAAAGTGAAATGGTCTTTAAGAAGATCTGGCATAGCAAGTGTAAACAAAAGCGGTAAAGTGAAAGCAAATAGACTTGGGGATGTTAGTATTATCGGGAAGTATAAGGGAATGCACTTTCGGGAAGCTCCTTACTTTCGGTGACTATGTTTAAATGATGATTGCACAACTACTAATTACAGGGTTGATCTAGAGTTTCATAATGCATCTTCTAAACCACTTTATACTCCTGCAAATATAAAAGTTACTTTAGATGGATTTGGAACAGTAAATTATAAAGCAAGTGTACAAAAAGTCCCTGCTGGATGTGAGAAAAGAATTTATTTTTTTCCAGTAAATCCTACTCCATTGCGTAATTTCTTAGAGAATAATCATTCGGATTATTCATACGATGATCTTACATTGAAGAAAATCTCATTTTCATTTAAGATAGGTCGAAAAAGCTATTCTTTCCGTTCTGTCTGTAAAGATGTCTGGAATCCTGATTCCCAGTCTTATGAAATGGAGTTTCGTAGGTATGTGAACGGCAAACGTGTTAGCTTCGGAACGTACAGTGAAGAAAAAGACTTATCCGGTGTTAGTTCCACAGAATATAAGAAAATTAAGAATGGAATGTCTTATAAAAGGGTTGTCAATATTATTGGCTGCCCTGGTGAAAAATTTATTGATATGAAATCTCATGGACAACACATTACCGGATATTATTGGAGTTCAGAAGATGGTGACAAGACCTGCTCTGTGAACTTCCGAAATGGGAAAGTGTATTATAAGAAAATGAGTTAATTTTATCTCTTGTTTCTTTTTTATGCGTATTGACTTTATGCGTATTATATGTTATTATAATATTGCAAGGAGGTAAAGGCTTATGCCAAAGAAACCAAGAGAAATGGAGAAAATCATCCTTGCTGATGGCTGGGTGTTCCTGTCGCAGGCTGGTTCCCATCGACACTACATACATCCATCAAAACCCGGTAAGGTTACAATCCCTTTTCATTGTAAGGACTTACCGAAGGGAACCGAAAACTCCATTTTAAAACAGGCGGGGCTTAAATAGCCCCACCTGTTCACCAATCATAAGGAGGTATTATTATGTTATCTGCTTATCCAGCTTGTTTTATTAAGGAGGATACCGCATACTCCGTTATCTTTCCTGATCTAAATACTGCTACCTGCGGCGATAACCTGGAAGATGCTCTTTCTATGGCGGTTGATTGCCTGGCCGGATATTTATATTCTGCTAATCTGGAAGGAGTAAGTGTTCCTCCAGCATCCAGTCTTCAAGATATTGATATACAAAAAGTTATGGATGAACTGGAAGTGACTTCGGATGAAGCTTTTGTAAATATCGTTACTGTAGATGTTGAAGAATACGCAAAAGCACACTTTACAAAGTCCGTCCGTAAGAATCTTACTATTCCTTCCTGGCTTAATGATGCTGCTATGAAGCAGAATATTAATTTTTCGCAGGTTCTCCAGGAAGCACTTATGCAAAAAATGGGATTTAACTAATAAACTGAAAAACCGCCCGGCTGGCACCGGACGGAATTCCATTAGACTATTTGCTCATTCCGAAATGAAAAGAACGATATAATCCAAAGTCGCATTTAGATTATATCACACTTCTTTTCTTTTTGAAACTATGAGGGGTGTATTTTTATACCCATTTAGGGAGAAAAAGAAATGAAAAGAAAACTAAATAATGATAAAACTATCTTAAGGGTCGCAATTTATGTCCGTGTGTCCACTGAACAGCAGGCAGAAGACGGGGATTCTATCCGCGATCAGCTCAATTCATGTGAGACCTATATTAAGGCACATGAAAATATGATCCTGGCTGGTGAATACATTGACGGAGGTATCTCCGGCCAGAAAACAAAACGAGAGGACTTCCAGAAACTCCTTTCGGATGTTCGTGCTAATCTCATTGATCTAATTATCTTTACCAGGCTTGACCGCTGGTTCCGAAGTCTCCGGCACTATCTAAACACACAGGAAGTCCTTGATAAGCACAATGTTTCCTGGACTGCAATCCGGCAGCCTTTCTTTGATACCAGTACCGCACAAGGGCGAACGTTCGTCAATACTTCTATGGCTTTTGCAGAACTGGAAGCGCAAAACGCTTCTGAGCGAATCAAGGGTGTATTTAAAGACAAAGTATCTCATAGTGAAGCTATTTCCGGTAAAACTCCTATTGGTTACTCTATCGTTGATAAACATCTTGTTCCGGACAAAGATGCTCCTATTGTTGTTGCCATTTTTGAACACTATCAAGCACATAGTAGCATGGGTGAAACTTTACGATATATGCAGGATGCTTTTGGTATTGTTCGTAGCCGTAGTAGCTTAAAGCGTATGCTACAGAACAAAAAGTACATCGGAATTTTTAGTGATAATGAAAGTTATTGTGAGCCAATCATCACGAAGGAACTTTTTTATGATGTGCAACGTCTTCTTAAATTAAACATCAAGACCTGCAAAAACAGACATGATTATATCTTTAGCGGCCTGATTCGCTGTGTTGATTGCGGCTATGTAATGAGTGCTGCATCAAATCATAATCATTATGTTCGTAAATCTGGTGAAGAAGTAGATCATTTTTATTCTGTCTACCGCTGTCACGCTAACCGCCTGCATCGCTGTGTAAATAATAAAGTCTTTTTTGAAAGCAGCATAGAAAAAGAACTACTAAAAAGAGTCCGGCCAGAATTAGAGCAGTATATTTGTGATTACAAATTAGAGACTGCTCCAGTCGTCCAGAATAAAGCCAGGATTCATAAACTACAAACTAAATTATCAAAGCTAAAGGAACTTTATTTGAACGAACTAATCACACTTGAAGAGTTCCGAACAGATAAGGCAGATTTTGAGCATCAGATTGAAGAGCTTCAAAAAGAAGAACAAAAACCAGTAAAAGACCTTTCTTCTCTTGAGGAATTTTTAAAATTAGATTTTGAAAATATCTACTCTTCTTTTACCGCTCCTGAAAAGCGGCGTGTCTGGCGGTCTATCATCAAAGAAATTCAAGTAGATCATCATAAAAATATTAACATTGTTTTTCTATAAATATACGAAAAGCCGGGGATTTCCCGGC